AGAGCACAGGCTTGGAAAGCGAATTAAAAAAAATCGAACATGGGTGATAAGCGACAACCGAAGGAATTAATCAAGACTGGAGCAATCAGGGAGCAGCGGCAAAGCAACCCTGATTCATTGGGTATGGTTGCGAATCCGACTCCACCAGCGGAAAAAACCGAAGAATGGAAACAATTTTTTTACCGCGTCATCAATATCTGCCGAGAGCTTGGCACGGATAGCTGGACTGACTTAGATTCAGTGTATGAGTTCTGCGACGTGCATTGCGAGGTGCAGGAGTTGCGCCGTAGCGTGACGCAATCGGACGGCACAATTCAGATTGAAAATATTAACCCGACTAATGGCACCGCCAGCATTCACCCGAACTACCGCGCCCTAATCAGCACTCGCGGACACTATCACAAGCTGCTTGATACTTTTGGGATGACACCCCGCGGCAGAGCATACCTGATTGACCAGCGGAAGCTGCCCGGTAACAAGCTGGCAAACATCTTGGGCGCCACAATCGAAGACCTTGCGCAATGAAGCCGGCCAACGTATCAACAGCAATCCAATACGCACGGGACATTGTTTCAGACGCAATTCCAGCCTGTGAGCAGATGCGCAATGCGGCGGCTAAATTCCTGCGCGAATTGGAACAGGCACCAGATGGTTACACCTTCAGCCGTCAGCACGCGGCGCAGGCGCTCGGATTCATCCAGCACCTGGCGCACACCAAAGGCCACATTGCCGGCCAGCAATTTTACCTGGAACCCTGGCAGGCGTTTATTGTCGTGAATATTTTCGGCTGGGTAGATGGCGACCGGATGCGCCGATTCAGCAAGGTGTATTTGGCGGTTCCGCGTAAGAACGGCAAGTCAACATTGGCCGCGGCGATTATGCTTTACCTGCTTATTGCCGATAACGAACCGGCAGCCGAATGTTATACGGCGGCCACGAAGATGGATCAGGCAAAGATTATCTTCGACGAAGCCTACCGCATGGCTCAGGATTCGCCGGTAATCGGCAGCGAATTAAAATACGCCAACAGCGACCGGGTCAAGTACATCAAGTACAACCGCAATGAGCTGCGCCCGCTGGTGAGTGAAGATAAGACCTTGGATGGTCTAAACCCTCATGCTGTAGCTATTGACGAATATCATGCCCACCGCAACGACAACTTGTTCAACGTGCTGTTGACGGGCATGGGCGCACGCCGGCAGCCGCTGATGTTTACAGTAACCACAGCTGGCTTTGACCGAAACAGCCCAGCAAAAAAATACCAAGGCTATTGTGAGAAAGTATTGAACGGTTCTGTTGAAGACCCTAATACCTTCGCGGCAATTTACACGATAGACGCCGGCGACGATTGGATGAATCCGGCCACTTGGCAAAAGGCAAATCCGAACTGGGGCGTAAGCGTGTTCCCGAAAAAGCTGCATCAAGACTTCCGCGAGGCTTGCGAGATGGCGCATAAAGAGGTCGAATTTAAAACAAAATACTTGAACATCTGGACTGACACGGCAATAACATGGATACCGGATACCATCTGGATGCAAGGCGCAAGAATCTTCGATAATAGCGACACGGTTGGAGCTAAGTGCTACGGGGGCCTTGACCTTGCAAGCACCGGCGACTTCACGAGCTTTGTGCGGATTTGGGACACCGGGGAAAACATCTACGTTCAGCCTACCTTCTGGCTACCTGAAGACACGATTCAAAATAGAAAGGACGCAGCCGGTGCGCAGATACGCGAATGGGTACGGGATGGGTGGATAATACCGACTCCCGGAAACGTGACCGATTACAAGTACATCGTGAAGAAGATTCTTGAGCTGAACGCGGAACACCCAATCGAAGCAATAGGGTACGACCGATGGAATGCGAGCCAGCCGGTGGCGGAGCTGCTGGATGCCGGTATGAAGATGCAGCCATTTGGGCAGGGCTACGGAAGTATGAGCGCGCCCACTAAGGAGGTAGAGCGCATGGCGAAGAAATCAGGATTGATTCACGGCGGCCACCCAGTGCTACGCTGGCAGATGGGTAACGTGATGTTGACAAAAGACCCGGCTGGTAACGTCAAGGTGGACAAAGCCAAAAGCGGCGATAAGGTGGACGGTGTGGTGGCTATGGTGATGGCCATCGGTGAACTTATGGATGCACGAATGACTGAAAAGCCTGCTGAGTTTTGGGCGTTTTAAATGAAAAAAAACATGAGCTTTAAAAACCTATGGATCCGCGAGGTGTTTATCGAACACTACTACGCCGAGCTGCCCAAGCATCAAAGCCTAACCGCTGCGTACGAGGCAACCGAAGACGCCTGCGAGGCGCAGAACGGGCGGCGAAAGTACAGCGATTACAACAGCTTTCGGCAGGTGCTGCGGAGGTACCTTGTAAACCGCAAGCGCAAAATGTAACAATGTTACACAATGCCGGAACGATTTGTGCTTAAAATTGTTCCGTGCAAATCGCAGGGTTTACCATCACCCGCGCCCGCCAGGCTAATCAGCCGGAGCGGCGCAGCACGCTTGGCGCTCCTGCGAAGTGGCTTATCGACGCATTGACTGCCGCATTGACTGGAGGGAAAAATACCAGCGGTCAGGCGGTTAATCCCGACACGGCGCTGTCACTGGCAGCCGTGCATTCGTGCATCCGGGTAAAGGCGGACAGTATTGCCACGATGCCCCTGAAGCTATACAGCACATCAGGCGGCGCAAGATTTATCGACAACAATCATCCGGTTAGCCTGGTATTGTCCGAACCTAACCCGGTACAGACTCGTTACGATTGGCTGAAGTGGTGCAGCGCTCAGATTGACCTGAGCGGAAACGCCTTTACCAAGATTTACCGTGACCCGTTCACAATGGAGGTCACGGAGCTTGAACCAATACACCACACACGGGTAACAGTAAAGGTAATTGATGAGGAAGTATTTTACCACATAAAAGGCGAAGATGAAGGTATGCCTACCCCGGCTACCGATATGCTTCATTTTAAAGGGCTATGTTATGACACGACAGCGCTGGGTAAAAGCCCCATCACGATGCACGCTCAGAGCTTGGGCATTAACATGGCTGCCGAAGCTGCCACAGGTAAATTCTATGGCAAAAGCGCCAGCCTGAAGTGGATTATAAAGCACGGCGGCGGAGCGATGGACAAACAGCAAGCCGACCGGTTGAAAGAATCATTCAACAAGGTGTTGGATGGTGAAGACCCGGCCACTATCCTGCCTGCCGGAAGTGAATTACAAGCGCTGAACCTATCCCCGGAACAGGCGCAATTTATTGCCGAGCGCCAGTACGGCGCCGTGGACATAGCACGCATATTTGGCGTGCCTGCCTACATGATAGGCGCCGACGCGGGAGGCATCAAATCATCAGTTGAACAGCAGGCGCAGGACTTTTACGTCCAGACAATCATGCCATTGGTGGTGATGATGGAAGCGGAAATGAAGCGCAAGCTGCTGAGGGAAGACGAGAAGCCATTCTATTATTTCAAGTTTCAATTCAATTCCCTGCTCCGCGCCGATTCAAAAAGCCGGGCAGAATTTTACAACATAGGCATCCGGGGCGGATGGTTATCCCCGAATGACGCACGCCGATTCGAGGATATGGACATCCTGACCGATGGCGAAACAACTTACACCGAATCCAACTTGGTACCTTCAGATATGATGCGGCCTTGGATTCAATCCAAAATTGACGCGGCACCAGTGGCCGATTCACAAACAAGAAACCCTAATGGAAACAATTAACACAAACATTGAGCGCCGAGCGCTTACCGGCTCCGTAGAATTGCGGATGATAGATGGCCAGCAATGGCCGCAATACGTTGAGGGTATCGCCGCCGTTGTAAATACGGTTACGGATATAGGGTGGTTTGAGGAACAGATTGCTCCGGGCGCATTTGATGAAGCGCTGAAGACCTCAGACATTCGCGCCCTTGGTAATCATGACCCTAACATCGTACTCGGTCGCACCGCTTCCGGAACAGCGGAAGTATGGGTTAATGAAAAAGGACAACTTGCCTACCGATTCACCCCAGACGAAGGTAACCCGACGCACGTCAGCTGGGTACGTTCCATCCAGCGCGGGGACATCAGCCAGTCATCCTTTGCGTTCACCGTGGATACGGCGCAATGGAGCCAATCCGATAAATACGGCGACATGGGCCTGCGTACCATAGTGAAGATTAAAGAGCTGTTTGACGTATCCCCGGTAACTTACCCGGCTTATGCCAGCACCAGCATAAGCGCCCGCGATGAAGAAAGCCTGAAGGCAGAGCGCGAGCGCATGGCAGCCGAGCAAAATAACAAAGCCGAGCGCATCAGCTGCAGCAACGCGGCCAAAATTGAAGCAGTAAAAACCCTGATTAAAACTATAAAGCAATGAACATTCTCAAAGAGAAAAGAGAAAAGTTGGCCGACCTGCGTAATGAGCTGGTGGGCCTGACTGGCGCCGATACGCTCAATGACGAGCAGATCAAGCGCGTAAGCGAAATCAATTCCGAAGTTGAAAAGCTTTCCGGAGAAATCGAAACCTTGGAAGTTGCCCAGCGCAACGCTGCCCGCAAGGCCGCGCCCGTAGTGCATGGCACCAGCAACAGCGAAGAGCGCGAAATCAAGAAGAATTTCCGCTTCACCGAATTTCTGCGTGGCGCCAGCAACGGCAAGGTAGAAGGATTCTACGCCGAGATGGACAGCGAGGCCCGCGCCGAATTGGCTAAGAGTGGCATCGCCCCTCGCGGATTCGCCGTTCCCGTAATTGCCCTTCGCGCCCTGACTCGTGGCGAACAGCGCGACATGACCGCAACTGGTGGTTCACCTGCCGGTACTGAAGGCGGATATGCCGTTCAGACCAATGTAGGCGGACTTATCAGCGCCCTGTCACCGAAGCTGGTTCTTGCCAACCTTGGCGTAACCGTCCTGGACAACTTGGTAGGTAACCTCGACCTGCCTTCTTTTGGCACCGCTCCTACCGCAAGCTGGGAAACTGAAACCGGCGCTGCCGACGAGGTGAACCCAACCAGCACCAAAATCAGCTACACCCCGAACAGGCTGGCTGCATTTGTTGACGTGAGCAAGCAGCTGATGATGCAGAGTTCCGCTTCTATCGACGCTTACCTTCAGGACTTCCTGCTTCGCGCTGTGGCTGCTAAATTGCAAGCTGCTGCCCTGCACGGTAACGGTTCAGGAATTGACGGCGTAGCCGGCACTTCCGGCATCGGTTCAATCGTAGGCGGAACCAACGGTCTTGCTCCTACATGGGCGCATATCACCGGCCTGTATAAAGAAATTGCAATCGACGATGCAGATATGGGCAGCCTGGCCTATTGCACTAACCCCTTGGTTGTGAACAAGCTCCAGCAGACTGCCAAGCAGTCAAGCGGTGTTGAAGGCAACTTCATCATGAATCAGCCTAACCTGCTGAACGGATTTAATTGCGCCGTGACTACCTCAGTATCCAGCACCCTGACCAAAGGAAGCAGCTCCGGTGTGTGTTCTGCAATTTTCTTCGGCAACTGGGCTGACCTTGGTCTTGCAAGCTGGGGCGGTATCGACATTATGGTGAATCCATACACCAAGGCGAAGGACGGCATCACCGAGGTAATCCTGAACACCTACGTTGACGCAAACGTACACCGCCCGGTTAGCTTCGCTGCGATGCTTGACGCGCTGACCGCGTAATAATCTCCCTAAGTGATACACAGCCTGCGATATTGGTTGTGTTTCATGGAATCCCGGCGGCGCGAGGGACGCGCAAAAGGTGGCACCGATGCCACCCGCCGGGGCTAATTAGCCGAAACTATGGCAAACAGAAAAATAAAAATCACGGCACCGGTGGGCGCAGCTCCGTTCTTTATGGGGCTGTTTATCGGTGACGTGGTGGAGCTGGATGAGAAGCAGGCGGAGATATTGGTTGAATCAGGTAGGGCCGTTTATCTGACCCCGCAAGAAACCCTACAAGAAACACCTCAAGCTATTCAGATAACCGAAACAGCATCGGCCAAAACATCACCCGAAACCGCAACAAGCAAGCCACAGCGCAAGAGAAAGTGAACAGAACCGTAGTCAACATAGTCCACCCCGCAACATCATACATTGCCCTGAGCGATGTAAAAGACCACTTGCGCATTGTCAACACGGATGAAGACGCCTACCTGGCTGCCATCCTTGACGCTGCATTTGATGTGTGCGAGAATTATGTCGGCTATCCGCTGCGCCTTTCCAATGTGCAGTATCAGCTTGAGGAATGGCCGGATATGGTGGACTTACACGGCAAGCCGCAGGCGTTCACCTCAATTAAGTACTACGACACCACCAATACAATCCAGACGTTAGCCGCAAGTGAATACAACACACATTTGCAGCGCGACCGGATACGGCTGTGGTTTATCGAGACCCCACCTACACAGTACGACGACCGGCTGGATCCTATCCAGTTCAACTGCCAGCTGGGCTACTTGCCCGGCAACCTGCCCGGAGCCATCCGCGCAGCGGTGCTGCTGAATGTGGGCGACCTGTACGAAGAGCGAAAAAATACCATTGTGGGAACTACGACTACGACCATGACCCGCGGCAGCGAGTTTTTGTTAAACCCTTACCGCGTTATTGAATTTGTATGAACCCGGGAAGAATGGACAGGCAGATTACCTTGCAGCGGTACACCACCACTACGAGCGCCATCGGCGAACAGGTGAAGACGTGGAGCGCATTGGTTACAGTGCCTGCCATGTACCGACCGGACACCGGTGGCGAGGGCGTGAACGGTGACAAGCGCGAAGCGGAATTGCCTGTGACGTTCACCATTAGGTACTACGCCGGGCTAAACCCAAAAGACCGCCTGACATATGGCGGGCAAGTGTATAACATTCTGGCCGTGACCGAGGTAGGCCGTAAGCACATGATGGAGATTAAAGCAAGGAGGCAGGAATGATTAAATTTGAAATCAAAGGCGCAGAGGAACAATTGAAGCAGCTTGACCATATAGTGAAAGCGCTCGAATCCGGACAAGTGCAGAAGGTGCTGAAGCGCAACGGTCAGACCTTAGTGGATAGCGCCCGTAATATGGCGCCACACCGCACTGGTGCGCTGCGTAAGGCGATAGGGTTTATCAGCAAGAATGATAAAGCATATCCTAACGTGGCGCTGATTGGCATCAAACACGATAGCGGCGCATATCAAGGCGGCAAAAGCTATCCGGGTAAGTA